GGGTCAAAGAACCCCTCCACCGCAAAGCGGAACCTATCTTGCGATAGGAGCCCGATGGTTGATTAGACCATTGTGCTCTCTTACATCAAGTAACCTCGCCACTCTCCGTGGCAAAGTTGCTTGGTCCTCGTGAGACGAGTCCGACCACGCACAGCGTACCCGGTGCCATTGTCAGGCGGCTCCGGGATGTCAGTCAGGCTATGCACTACCGCCGGAAGGCGGGTGAAGTACAGTGCATAGGCCATGGGCCATTCGCTTCTTTCGACGCGTATGGCTCTTTCGCTATAGGAGGTGAACCACCAGCCGTCGTAGACGGGGTGTCTAGAGGGTCGACTCTCGTCGAACGTAGACACCAGGTGGCCATCCCCGTAGCCTTCAGGTCCGCGGACACGTAAGTGCCGCGGAATACGCTGTATAACACGTAGCCTAACGCCATAAAGGCGATGAGCCAGAGCGGTGCGCGCCGTCCCCTTATGAGGGAGGCGGTCAGCCATTCGTAAACACGTGTTGGCAGCATAGAAGGCCTCAGTAAGCTTGACTAACTTCTTCTTAATCAAGAAAGGTCGAACTAGTACCCCTGCAAAGTAATCAGTGCCGCAGCTCTCGAAGAAGCATCCCTCGTGGAATGACTTCTCATGACTGACGGTGAAACCGAGCTCTGCAGAAACCTCTGCGAAGAGGTCGTAAGCTTCTTGCGGGATGATGACATCATCCCCGTACACGGACAGGTTGATTCCTGTCTTCGGCTGAATACCGAGTTCCTCCATGCAGGCGAAAGCCACGCAGTAGAAGATCAAGGATTCCAGCTCGAAAGTGTACGCATTACCCATTGACGAAAATTTCTGAAAGGATTTCCAGACCTTTTCATCCTCATAACGAGGACAACGGGCAACGTCGAGCGCTTCGAACCACGTGTGTGGCAGAAGCAGCATGACAAGAAGATAAGCGATAGTATCTGAAGCGGAGGCAAAATCGACCGTCGCGAGACGTTCGGTGTAGGCCTTTTGGGCCAGTTGCTGGTTGATTGTTTGATCGTCCAGCGATATGCCATGCCTCTTCAACCGTCGCCGGATGTAAGTGCCGTAGCCCTTTTGCATTAAGCCGTTTAAAAGCGGCTCGATACAGATGGGGCGTTCAGTCTTTGCATCCTTGGGTACGAATGTAAGTTGGCTTCCAGGAATGAGGCGAACCTCCTGGGTCCCTTCGGGGATCCAGCCTGGGAACTCGGCGAGGAAACTGCCGAGTTCTGAAGCCATGGCGTAGGTGCACTCTAAGGCTGATGTAACCTTATTAAACGCGGATGTTTCACCGCGTACGCCATAAGCCGCGCCGGGTCCGAACGAATATTCCATGCGCTCGTAGCTAGGCACGTCGCCGAGGATATCTGCAATTTTATCTTGAGCGCGTGTAATTACGCGACCCAAGCGGCCCTGTGGTAAGGGGCCGTGCAGGTACTCCCGAATACGTGCATTAGTCTGCAAGCACTGGTGTTCGGATTCATAGAATTTCTTGCGCGCAACAGCCCGACAGTCGATGCCAGTGTTCAAGTAGGGATACTTGGACAGCAGCTTAACCGCCTGGTAATCTAGCGAGAAACTCTCCGGACTAGAGTAGTGAAGAGGATCGACAGCCTTCCGCACGAGCTGCTCGTGCTCACCATATCTGGCGAGCAAGAAGCAACTTAATGCGACGGGCGTATCGAGGGCCTCCCACACATCTAGTGCATAGGCGAGTGCGTCAACTTTGGTGCCAAAGCTGTAACCCTTACGACTGCTCATAAGAAGTCTCCCTGTCCTACCGTAACTTAGTAGGGCAACTCGTACTGCTCAACCGAAAGGGTCGAAGCAGCATTCGAGAGGACGTTTTTGGTCAACGCCAGCAGATCCTTGCGGTCTGCCAAAGTTGAACGTTCTGGGAGCGTCAACATCACTTCCGCAACGGGGCGATAAGCCACCTGAGGGGCCGGCGGGATGCCGGAGTAAGTGCTGTTGCTGATCGTCTCCATGATAGGAGTCTCAAGCTTGATCAACAACTTGAGATTGCGGTTACTCGTCGTTTCGCCTTTGGGGCGAGTCAACGTGTAGGTCAGCTTGTTATAGCCGACGTAGATACCGCCAGAGCGATCTTCGAAGAGAGCGTAGTCAGCCAACGCCTTCGCGGGTGCGAAAGTGTGAGCGACTGGGGTGGCTTTGCCGTCGTTGACGACGATGTTAGCGATCTGGGCCATGTGAATAGTCCTTGAGTTGAGATGCCTTGCGGCGTTTTGGCGAAATTGCCTATTTACCGAAGAACTGCCTGATAAGGGCAGCCGCTGTTACACCTTTGAGCCAGTCGAACTGGTTATCGAAGGCGAGATGCTTGCGAGGGAAGTCCGTTAGGACCGACCTCTTAACCGAGCGATACTTCACTCGACCTTGACAAGCAGACAGCTTGACTCGCTGGGTGGGGATGAGCCCGTAGGGATCGACTACTTGCATATTATACGAGTAGTCCAGAGAGCTGCGCTCTACTGTGGAGGTGATCACATGACGTTCTGTCATGCAACCATGCTTCAGTCCCAAACCGTGGAATCTCGAAATACCTTCAAGGAAGTCGCCGATCGGTAGAAACCAATCTGCAACGAACGATAAGGGCACGAGCTCCCAGGCGATGAGCAAAGGGTTGGTAAGACCCAGTGAACTCGCCAGAGCGATGGTCTGACTATCGACCGTGAGGGTGACCACGTATTGCAACGTAATCTCCGTATCAGCAACCCAGAGGCTGCCGACCAAGCCAGTGTTCGGAGGTGCCGGGTAGGCACTCTTAGTAACTTCCTGGTAATTCCCACGGCTGACGATCCGGACAACATCCGGTTTCTCAAGCATCATGTCAGCTACTTTCTCAGCGGCGCTTTTGGCGTCAGAAAGAAGAGGTAACCAACCGTATTTGCCTTCGAGCCAGTAATTGGCCGAATCCTTCGACACCGTACGCGCCCCGGGGAAACCCCCGCGGTACTTAGGTGGCGGTCGGGCACCGAGCGCATCGTACATAGCCCTGAGGTTCCCCTTGCGGAGAGCCTTCAGACCGCGTGAGACGCGCCGGGCAGCACTGACAACCATGTCCACGCTCTTTCCGGCTTCCGCTAGGAAGACCGAGGAGTTGAACATGTTAGCCTTGAACTCGTCGATTCGCTTGTTAAGCTTGTCGACAGCAGTGCGTTCCACAAACCCCCATTTTGCATGGCCGCGCGGGTTGCCCATCCACGGCGAATCTTTAAGATCCGAATAGGAAGGAGCATTCCCAGCGTATTCAAGCTGATTGAGGGTGAGGACCATGGAGCCGTTAATTCGTTCCCACTGAGTACGGGAACGGTAACCTCCTTCTGCAACAACACCGTGCACCTCGAAAGGCGTCGGTCGGGTTTTGTCTACAGGATCACCCCGAAAGGTGACCTTGTACTTGCTTCGGCCCAATAAAGAGTCGAAGCGAGGGTCAGACGAACCCCTGCTGATTACATAAGAAGTGCTCATGTGGATCTCCTGTCGAAAGACGAATGGTAAGCTTGCGCTTGCCACTGGCCTCGCGCCAGAGAGCCCCCTACAAGGAGG